AAGTATATTGATTATGATTTACAATTTGATAAAGCATTTCTTCAACCTATTAAAAATATATTAAATGTGATTGGTTGGAAAACTGAGAAGCAGGGTAGTTTAGAAGATTTTTTTGGACCTCTTAATTAGGAGTGAGTATGTCTGTTAATAATATTGTTAAACATTTAATAAAGGTGACTGAAAATGATTTTGCAAGCGTGGTATCCGCTGGGATTGTTGGTGATTGTTCTACTTTTGTCGATACTGGATCATATAGTCTAAACGCATTGTTGTCTGGTTCTCTATATGGTGGAGTGCCATCAAATAAGATAACGTGTTTAGCTGGTTCAGAGGCAGTTGGTAAAACATTCTTTGCATTAAGTATAGCTAAGAATTATTTGGATGAAGATAAGAAGAATGTGATTGTGTATTTTGAAAGTGAAGGTGCATTGACATCTGATATGATAAAGGAGAGAGGTATAGATCCTGATAGATTTATTGTATTACCAGTTGCAACAGTAGAAGAATTTAAAACTCAGGCAATTAGGATTATTGAGAATATGGATAAAGATTATCAAATTATGATTTTTCTTGATTCTCTTGGTAATCTTTCTACAAGAAAAGAGATGGAAGATTCTGCAAGTGGTTCTGATAAACGAGATATGACCAGAGCTCCTATGATTCGTGGAACATTCAGAACTCTTGCATTGAAACTTGCAAAGGCAAATGTTCCTTTGATTATTACAAACCATACCTATGACAAAGTGGGGAGTTTGTTTCCAACGAAAGAGATTTCTGGTGGTGGTGGCATCAAGTATGCAGCTTCTGTAATTGTGACTCTTGCAAAACGAAAAGTTAAAGAGGGAACTGAAGTATTGGGGAATATTGTCAGAATGAAATTGGTTAAGGGAAGAATGACTAAAGAGGAATCTATTACTGAAACTAAACTGGATTATAAGAAGGGTCTGGATAAGTATTATGGATTGGTTGCACTTGCAGAGAAGTATGATATATTTAAGAAAGTGTCAACTAGATTTGAAACACCAGCTGGTAAAGCATTTGAGAAAACTATTGTGAATGATCCAGAGAAATATTTTACCAAAGATGTTATGGAGAAACTTGAAGTGGCAGCTAAGAAAGAATTTTCATATGGATCGAGTGAATGATTACATTTCCAAAGCAGAAAACAGTAGAAACTAATAGAACTTTTCGTGCTTGGAAAACATATCATGGAATGTATTTGCATTTTACTGGTTCGTATGATTACTTCAAGTATTTTGGTAATGCGACATGGGGTACGATTGCATCTATGGAAAAGTATTTTGCCAAGTTTGAATATAAAACAGGGTTTTCTTGGCAACGAGGTTTCTTTACATCTCTTGGAAAGAAGATGACTAAAGAACATGATTTGATATATTATTATTTGTCGCAATTGACCAGAGGTAAAAATTATCCATCGGAGTTTCTTGATGATTATTATGATGAATATAGAATTAAGATGGAAAGTTTTACACTTCATCTTCAACGAAATATGAAAGTGGTTGTTGAGTATATGAAGGAGTATGATCTAAAATTTAATGAGTTGTTTGAGTGTGATGGAATTAATCATCCTCCAATATTAAAGCTTTTATTAGGAGAAGATATTTCATTAGAAACTTTTACAGTCTTAGATATTATTTTAGGTTTCACAAAGATAGTAGATAAGAAATTGATTGATCCTATATGGAGAGATCAAAAAACTTTATGTTATAATTACAAACCATTTTTAGAAGTTAACGTAGATGAGAAACGTAGATTGATAAGAAAGGTATTGAATGAAAATTGATTTTACCACAGGTAAAGTATATTATCCAGATAGAGATGAAGAGCTGAAAGAATCTCTTGAGGAGATGAAGATTAAAGAGAATGTTGGTATTGAAACTAATATTGAAAAAGAATCATTATTTCAAAAGACCAGACATCATGGATTACCATATGGTAGATTGAAATATTTGTTTTATTGTTTTTTGCAAATGATGGATGGTTTGATTGGTATGGTGTCATTTGGTCAGACACAGAGTATTTTGGCTCAGAAATATTTATTATCGAAATGGATATTAAGTGAAGGAGAAGAGCATGAACATAGATAAAACAGCTGTTGGATTTAATTCAAGTCCCTTGTATAGATTTTTATTATCAGAAGGTAAGTTTAAGGGAGTAGAGTTTTACTTTAAGAATGTAGAATTAGACCATAAGCATACGCCAGGTTCATTTGATATAGCATTTGAATATGAAATCATTGGTGGAAATTACAGAGATCATGGTTATCCAGCTGATAAAGAATATATGAATCGTGCTATAACTGAAAAGAATAAAGATCAGTTTCAAGTTGAGATAGGCAAGATACTTAAAAATTTATTAATTCTTAATGATCCTAGAGTGATATTACACAAGGGAAAGGGTCTATGAGGACAGAGCAGTTAATATTGGAAAATTTGATATTTAATAATGAGTATGCAAGTCTGGTTGGAGTGTTTTTAAAACCAGAATATTTTAAAGCTCATCCAGAGAAGATTATATTTGCAGAGATACAGAATCATATTCAAGAATATAATAAGCCTCCAACAGTTCCATCACTTGAAAATATAATTACGAGTAGAGATGATTTGAATGAAGCAACTTTCAAGAATTGTATGGAAGTATTGACAACATATAAAATAAAAACAGATGATTATGAATGGTTAGTAGATGAAACAGAAAAATGGGCAAAAGACCAAGCTGTTTATAATGGTATTGTAGATTCGATTGCAATTCTGGAAGGTAAAGATACTAAGAAACCAAAAGATGCAATACCAGATATGTTAACTGATGCACTTGCAGTATCTTTGGATACAAGTGTGGGACATAATTATGTAGAAGATTCACAAGATCGTTGGGAGTTTTATCATAAACGAGAACAGAAGTTTCCATTTGGTATTGAAATGTTGGATAAGATTACTGATGGAGGAATATCACCAAAAACTTTGACAGTATTTCTTGGTGGAACTGGTGTAGGTAAAACATTGGTTAAGACTTATCTTGCATCTCAATATATTAAACAAGGATTTGATGTTTTGTATATTACAATGGAGATGTCACAGGAGAAGATAGCAGAACGAATAGATGCAAATTTTTTGGATATTGATATAGACCAGATACGATTTCTTCCTCGTGATTCATTTAATTCCAAGATTGAGAAGATGATGAATGCTACTAGAAATTTTGGAAGATTAATCATTAAAGAGTATCCAACATCAGGGGCTCATGTTGGTAATTTTCGTTCTTTGTTGAGAGAGTTAAAGATTAAGAAACGATTTGTACCACAGATTGTTATACTGGATTATCTAAATATTTGTGCTTCCAATAGAGTAAAGTGGACAGCTAACATGAATACTTATGTTTATATTAAATCCATAGCAGAGGAGATTCGTGGTTTCGCAGTCGAGTCAAAAGTTCCTGTAATCACAAGTTCTCAGTTAAATCGTGAAGGATTTATGAGTTCGGATCCTGACCTTTCAAATATATCTGAGTCATTTGGTTTACCTGCTACGGCAGACCTTATGTTAGCTGTTGTGGCAAAGGAAGATAATGGTGGTCAGTTGATGTTCAAACAGTTGAAGAATCGTTATAGTGATCCGACAATTAATGCTAAATTTATGTTGGGTATGAATAAGAAACGAATGAGATTGGAAAGTATTTCACAATCGAAACAACCAGTATTAGCAAATAGTGGTTCTGATACGAAAAATGTACCAGATTCACCGTTTTTGAAGCAACATAAAGACGTTAAAGTGGCTACGGCTGATTGGAAATATTAGCCAAATGTCCAGTTATTATAAATATTATATATAATTGATATAAATATATAGATATGGCAGAGAAGAAACTTATAAAATTGTTCAAAGATTCAGCTGATAAATTGGCCAAGAAGTCAAAACAGAATAGTACAGCTATTCATACAATGGGTGGTCTTGGTGAAATAGAACATCAACGAATGTGTTCGTTTCGTTCTATTCCTTTTGAAGATTGTCCTTTGTGTATAATAGATAGTTTAGATAAGCTATGATTAAATTTAAAAGATTTTTAATAGAAGGTACAGATGCTTCTACTCTTTTTGAAGGAGTTATTG